ACTAAAACCCTCAAATTCGCGTATTAGTTTTGCCGCTGGCTCCCATGCCAATGTAGGTTTTGGCGCTGGGTCAGCCCTGAATTTGTCCAAAAATGTAGCCTGCTCATCTGGTGCTAGTAGCTCCCATGCCCAGGACCATGCAGCCATTTGGTGTGGCAATGGTGCAGGTCTGCTGGTGGCTTTTGCGGCGGCGAGAAAATTCATTGGCGCTCATACGGTGCATGGATTGAAATCTCGCCACCTAACAAGCGACTAGCGCCTGTTTGCAACTCATCATTGATAGGGTGTTCTATCACGATTGGTGGCGGCGGTAGCGGTTGCGCCTTATGCCATTCAGCTTCGGCAGCATCCAGCTGGGCTGGCAACGTCTTCTCAAACCACCATTGACGAATGGCAAATTCAAGCTCACGCTCCCAGGCTGATTTGCCGAAGCGGATCAGCCCTTTTTTACGCGCAACAGGTTAAGGATCTGGAACACCAATTGAACAATGCTATTGCTTTTGAGTGGTGACAGGCCGATCAGCTCAGATGCTGCGGCAACAACAATCCAAAACGCTGGATGGGATAGGAAGTCCACAAGAATTGTGGCAAACGTCGCACTCAGTCTAGCTGCTATCTAACCTCTAGTTTACTGACGCGGTTTTCGACTTGATTAAGGCGCTGGAACATCTCGCGGTTTGTTTCTTTTATATCAATATGCAAAGTTTCTAGCGACGTAGCAATATGCTCCACGGCGCTTGTCAGCCTAACAATTGCGGCAGATGCTTCTTCATTCCTGCGGCTGTAGCCAAATATCCCCATCGCCGCCACTGAAATGGATGCCCCTGCAATTGCTGCTACTAGCTCGATCATGGGGCAGCAGCGATGGGTCTCGACGATGCGCCTAGTCTAGCGAAGTGTCACGCTATTGCTCCTGCATTTGCTCCTGCATTTGCGGCATTCGCGTTTGTACCAGATGCAATTGAATTGCACGTAGGCGCCGTTGCCAGAATCAGATCTGGCCCAGATGGGCTGACGGGCCAAACCACATCCCACGGGAAGCCAGCTTGCGCGGTTACATCACGCAATTCCTGGCGATACGTTGCCCATGTAGCACGTAATACTGGGGCGTCAGACAGTTGAGTCCAGTCGCAGTTGCTCAGTCGGTTGTTGCGGTCGTAACGCACTTCCGATTCTTTAGCGGCAGTGCGTTCAGCAATCTGTTCTGGTGTGGCAGGTGTCACCACCCATGTCATTACCCACTCGCCGTCAATAAGCGTTGGGTTGCCCTCGGTACGATTATGTGTTGCTGGGTTGTAATCTGGCCCTGGCTTATAGACAACGGGGAATACATTCCACTCAGCTAATGTCGCGTCAGTTGGACTAGCAGGAAAACTAGTGTTGGGATTGTCACGTCTCAGAGCCTCGATTGAGTAAGGATAGGTCTTGACGGTCTGATTGGGCGCTAGGACGTACATAATTGTTTAGTAATTGTGTGAGGAGCGATCACTACAAACCATAGCGACCACGAAGAGCGTTGAAGTTTTGTAAGATTTCCGCATTAGATAATCCACGATTATATACAATAAAAGAATTTAATTGTACATCCCAACCGTTGTCACTCAAAGTCACCTGATTGGCATCTAAATTAATATTTGCCGCAGTAGCAGTATTTGTAGTTAAAGTAGTAGTATTTTTGATAATACTTCTCTCTGAACTATTAGCTAATCTTCTGAATACCCAAATATTCCAACTGTTAGAACCTCCACTTCCAACAGAAGTTCTAGTATCTACTCCACAACAGCCACCCTGGTCAAGATAAACAGTACCATAGTAAGTTAAGTGCGAGTAAATTCCTCTACTGTAACTAACTGCACCACTAAAATTAAATGCTGTTGTGCCGCTAAGTGCAAGTTCATTGCATATTACAAATATTGTATATCCACTTGTATTATTAATACCAAAAGAGTTTGATGCAGGGCCTAAGCATGTACCCTTTCCGAGTGTTGAAAAATATGATGACAATCCATTAGATGTAAATGAAGGAGCACTGGGCCAAGTAAAGTTTCTTCCATTGCCACTTATATCATACCAAGTGGTTCCAGAGCCAGGGTAAGATGCGGCATTACCTGCATCTAAATTTAATACTAGACCTGTAGTTACGAAGCCCGATGTTGCCGCTGTTGCCGCTGACCTTAAGCCATGTGGATGCATCATTACGCAACATCTCCTACCGATGCACCGTAAACCTGAGTGCTGACTTTCCAAAATTGAATCACGCTATAACCAGTAGTTGCAAGTGTTGGTGCGGTGCCGCCTCTCCATATTACACCGCCTGTTCCCCATGTCGCATCGGTCCAGGTCAGCGTGTAAGCAGTGCCATCATTCACCATCAAAGTAATACTTTCCCCAGCGACAAAGTTTGTGGCTTTTGGTGTGCGGCTAGCACCAAGCGTTATAAGTTGAATACTGCCATTACTGGGGTCCACTTCAAATGCCGCCGCATCAGTAATAGTAAATACATCCTCAAGGATTGTGCCAATAATGGCAGGGTCAGTGAGCGTTTTGTTGGTAAGAGTGCTAGTTGACGAGATGCTTGGTATAACAACGCCTTCAACTGCTAATACACCAGCAGCACTTCTAGAAAGTGTAGTATCACTAGCATTGCCAAGCTCAATGGAGCCAACACCTAATGCAGTTGATGTAGATGCAGTTAGACCACTAATTGGCAACCCAGTGCAGTTTGTTAAAGTTCCAGATGAAGGCGTTCCTAATACTGGCGTTGTAAGTATTGGTGATGTAAGCGTTTTATTGGTTAGCGTTTGAGTGCCGGTGAGTGTAACGTCACCACTACCTGCCGTTGCCCAACTTAAAGTGCCTGATCCATTGGTACTTAATACCTGCGCAGAGGTCCCATCCGTCGCCGGTAATGTCCAAGTTACATTCGCAGCCACCGTTGCTGGAGCTTGAAAAGCCACCCAGTTGCTGCTATCAAAATCAGCAAATCTCAAGCCACCTTGCCCGTTGATTGTTACATCACCGCCAACAGTTGGAGTTACTAAAGTTGGCGATGTAGCAAGTACATTAGACCCTGTTCCTGTTATTGTACTAAATTCATTAAATCTTGCGCTCCAGTCTGCTGCTGTTGTTAATGTTGTGCCAATGCACATACATTGAACGCTAGTACCTGGAATCACTGTTGCGACTAAATTACCCCCAGATGAATTTATTATTACGTCTTTAGTGCTAGAACCATTCTCAACTTCATAAGAAACGCCTACGCCTAACGTACTAGTAACAGGAAGGACAACTGTGTGTACACCAGTGCCTAAAAATCTTTGATGGCGATTGCTTGAAACAGTTAGTGTAGTTGTGAGAGGTGTTAAGGGGCCTGGGCTGGGAGTGCTAGTAAATCCTCCTTTGATATTGTCAATGATTGGTAATGTTAATGTTTTGTTGGTAAGAGTGCTAGTTGATGAGATGCTTGGTATAACCACACCTTCAACTGCTAATACACCAGCAGCACTTCTAGAAAGTGTAGTATCGCTAGCATCCCCTAGCTCAATAGAGCCAACCCCCAGCGCAGTTGATGTAGATGCAGTTAGACCACTAATTGGTAGACCAGTGCAGTTTGTTAAAGTTCCAGATGTAGGTGTACCTAGCAGAGGAGTAACTAAGGTCGGTGAAGTAGCAAATACACTGGAGCCAGTCCCCGTTTCATCAGTTAATAATGCAGCAAAGTTTGCACTTGATGGTGTTGCTAAAAATGTTGCCGCACCAGTGCCAAGCCCTGAGACGCCAGTAGAAATTGGCAACCCAGTGCAGTTTGTTAAAGTTCCAGATGAAGGCGTTCCTAATACTGGCGTTGTAAGTATTGGCGACGTGAGTGTTTTGTTGGTTAGCGTTTGAGTGCCGGTGAGTGTTACATCGCCGCCTCCACCGCCACTTACCGTTGCCCAACTTAAAGTGCCTGATCCATTGGTACTTAATACCTGCGCAGCGGTCCCATCAGTTGCAGGTAATGTCCATAGCACATCAGCCGCAATAGATGCTGGTGCCTGGAATCCAACGTAATTTGTGCCGTTTGCAGTTGCTTCACGGAATCGTGCATCAACTTGATTATCTAAAATTACATCACCAATTAATGTGCCGCCTGCTTTTGGTAATGCCGCAGTAGCTAAATCAAATGCTGCCTTAACTGCTGTTGGTGTCGCAGCCAATACGCTGCTTGTAGTGCTGGTGCTATCGCTAAGTTGTACCGCGCCTACAACGCTTGTGGTAGCTGCCACGATCTTGCTACCTGCAATTGCAGCGCTGGCGTTTATATCAGCGTTGACAATTACACCACTAGCAATAGCGGTAACACCCGTGTTACTGATGGTTACATCACCGGTAACTGCCGTGCTAGTTGCTACGTTTACGCTACTGCCTAATACAATATTGCCGCTAGTTAGCGTCGCAAGCTTGCTATAAGCGATAGCAGCCGAGGCATTCACATCAGCATCAATAATTACACCACTAGCAATAGCTGTTGCATTACCAACGCTGGTAATATCACCAGTTAGGTTTGCATTAGTAGTTACTGTTGCAGCGTTGCCGGTAGTGCTTTGGTTAAGTGTTGGGAAAGTGCAATTTGTGAGGTTGCCTGAGCTTGGAGTTCCTAGCGCTCCACCACTTACCAAATTACCGCTTGCCGTTCCTGTAAGCGCCGCTGTAATTGTGCCAGCAGTAAAGTTGCCGCTTGCATCCCTGGCAACAATTGCGCTGGCAGTGTTAGCGCTTGTAGCAGTAGTGGCGGTATTGGATACTTTTAAAGCCGTTGCAATGGTGGCAAGCTTTGTGTCAACAATCGCAGCGCTGGCGTTTATATCAGCGTTGACAATTACACCACTGGCTATAGCCGTAACGCCTGTGTTGGTTATGGTTACATCACCGGTAACTGCCGTGCTAGTTGCTACGTTGGCACTGCTGCCTAGTACAATGTTACCACTAGTCAGCGTCGCAAGTTTGCTGTATGCAATAGCAGCCGCTGCTCCAATGTCAGCATTAACTATCGAACCTGATTGTAATTTATCGGTATTTAAATTGGTAAAATTTGCATCTAGTTCATTGTGAGTTAATGGACTGCCCTTGCCTGCGCGGGTAATAATAGTGCTCATGATGCATACATCCCTTGAGTCCTGACTATTCTAGCAAGTCGTTGTTTCATTTCCACAGTTAGAACTTGATGCAGGCTAGCAATGCCACGTTACGTGGCCTGGTCTCAGCGCCGCCGACGGTAGACGGGGCGCCAGTTGCAAGATTCCAATTGTAATACGATACATTAAATTGAACGCCGCCATCAGGATAAACTGTTTCACCATTATATTGCGCTTGTATTGGTTGGAATGAACCGTAGGCATTTAAAAGGGCTGCATTATTATCATTATATACAAACTGAGTATTATGCGTATGACTTACAAGTTTCGTAAGATCACCCTGCGCACTACCAAATGCACGACCTGTATCTACTGCACGGGCATCATCCCAGCCACGTATAAATTCACCACGCAGATCTGGCACGTTAAATGTTGTGCTGCCATCGCCACTGCCATAGGTGGTGCCAGTGATAGCAAATAATGCAGCATACGTGGTGCGACTGACCGCAGCACCATTAGCCTTCAAAAATCCAGTTGGGGCGGTATTAGCAGCAAAATAAAATACTGCGCCAGTTGGTACACCACCAATAGTGGCAAAGGCAAGAGCACCTGAGCCATTTGTTGTTAATGCCTGCCCGCTACTACCATCAGCCGCAGGTAGGGTCAGCGTCAGGTTTGACGCAACCGTTGCTGGGGCCTGCAACGCAACGTAATTACTGCTATCAGCATCAGCAAATCTTATATCTGATTGCGCATTTAGCGTTACGTTGCCGGTGACTGTACCACCAGCTAATGGCAAATAGCTTGACACCACAAAAGCTGTAGTTGCTATCTGTGTGGTGTTGGTGCCTGCTGATGCGGTTGGTGCTAGTGGTGTACCAGTAAAGGTAGGGCTTGCTAATGCGGCCAAACCTAAGTTGGTGGTGCCTAATGTGCCAATTGTTACCCAGCCGCTATTACCCGCATTGCGCTGTTTTAATAGGTTATTGGTTGTATCAGCATATAACTGATAGGCAAACATGGTAGCCGGGTCTGATGATCCGCTATTGATGCTGACGATAGCAGCCAGCGCATTGTTTAGGTCGGATCTAAATGCTGACCCGGATTGGTTGCCAATGTCATAATCATGTTGAGCCACTAGATCACACCTCCATAACCAACCGCAGTATAGGTGAAGCTTCGCGCAAGGAAGCTGCTTCCCTGCTTAAAGGCAATTGTAAAGCCGGTTCTGGTAACGCTTGTAATTGTAAAATCCTCATTATGTAATAAATCATATGCCGTAATGCCAATGGATGGTGCAGCATAAAATGCTTTTGTATATGTCACATTATAAGAAGCAGTACCTGTTGTCAAAATAGCTGATACCTCAACACGTTGCTGTAATTCGACCAAAACACCAAGTTGTGATATTTGTATATTTTGCGCAATATCTTCAGAGGCTGCAATAATTTTAAACTGAAACCCACGGCCACGCACTATAGCATTGCTAAATTCACGCCAACTGCTCCATACTGGCGAACTTGCTGGGTTATCAGTTGTATAGCGTACATACATGGCAACAGATACTCTATCCACAGCAGTACCATCAATAGTTTCCCATGTGTCAATTAATGCACTTTGACTATCCCATAAACTTACAGTGCTAAAGCCTGCCGATGCAATGCGCCTTTGGATGCTTACATCATAAGTAGCGCCAAGATCCAATGGGTTACTGCCATTCAGCCCTAAATAATATTCAGCCTCTAAGTCTAAAATATAACCGCTTTCTACATACCCATTTACAACATATAAAGGTGAGCCATAATCGGTAATTATTATTGCGTCGAATCCTGCGTCATATTCCATGTTTTGGAAGCTGCTACCAGTACCAGTAAAATTAAAATCCTCTTCATTTACATTTTTTATCGTAAGCCGTGGTTGCTGTATTGTTAAATCAGCCGTAATAACTGTTGCATTCGTACTGCGCCTGCCGCCATCATCCTCAAATTTCAGCAAGTAGCTACCACCCAATAACGGCACTTGCTTTTGCGTTTGGTTGCCAGCAGCCGACGGTACAATCTCTTGCGATTCACCCCATGTTGCGCCTGCTGTCAGCTTGCTGTGGCGTATTAATACTTTACCGCCCACCAACACATCAAGCTCAGCACTACGAGCCCAACTTAAAATTGCACTGGATTCATTAATTGGCACTAATGACACACCACTTACATCTGCTGGCACTTCAGTCTTACCAACTGTTGTAATAATTAATTCTGCATAATCAGTTGATGGTATCCTTAATGGATTCAAGCTGTAAACACGAATATAATAAGTATCAATATCAGCTTCTAGGATTTCATATTCTGCGCTTACCGTATCAACTAAATTCCAATTGCCGTCGCCGCGTTTCCATTGCACACGATATTCGCCAACGCCAACTACTGGCTGCCACCGAACAACTACTTTTGTTGTTGCTCTATTATTTGATATATAAAATACTTCTTCATAATTAATCCCGACTGGTATCTCAGGGCTAATTTCAGTAACTGATATATTTGGATTTTGCAATGGTCTATTCTGTTCTACATACGCATATTTGCTAGGATTATGAGCTAATGCTGTAATTTGATATTCAGCACCTTCGCTTTCAGTTACAGTAAGCACCCGCCATGTTGTAGCTTCTACATCTGTATTTTGCAACATCCATACACTACCAACATTTGGCGTTGTAGAATATGCTGTTGATACTGTAATAACAGCACCTACAACAGTTGTGATAGTGCGTTCTTCAATGCTGCCATCAGGCATAATAACAGTTAGCTTTGCATTAAATAAATCAGTTATATCTGTCTGGTCGGTGTTATCTATTGTAATCTGAGTAGTTGTTGCCGCAGAAATCCGGCCAGCACGTCTGATGCCAGCTTTTAATGGGTCTGCAATTTTTATTACCTGCCCTGGCCTTACGACAACGCCAGATTCAATGCTTGCAGTAAATGTAACAACTTCAGTTTCATTTGCCTCCGAGTAAAGAACCCAATGGCCCAGCCTCGCTGCTTGCCCGCGACTGGTGCAGGCAAATGCACGTAATTCTGTCTTGCTAACTCCATATTTGCTAATACCAGCCGCATCTTCTACTATCTCATACGCTATATCTTGCGTTTGTGTATCTAGGTAAGTAACAACTGCAACTGTATGTCTAGTCTTAAGACTGCTACCGCTATAACTAAATCCAGCTTCTGTTACATTAGCCATTGTAAATAAATAAGACGCATCTCGTGGTGCATCTTGCGATATAGTCAACGCGCCAGTTGCCCAGTAGGGCATAACACGCATTACGCTGGATAGATCATTGATTAATTTATAAGCATCATCTTGGTTTTGAATTAATACATTACAACTAAAGCGTGGTTCGGTGCCGCCTAAGCCATTTGATACTAAAGCTGATGCATAAGCTGATGCAGCATAAAAAGCTGGCTTATCAAGTTGCGAGTCAGTTATATGCTGTCCAAAGCCATATCTAGTATTAGTAAGCAGATCAAATAAAATCCATGCTGGATCTGATGTCCATACCCGTGCATTCTCGGCTGTCAGTGTACCATTAAATGTATAGCCGCCAGGATAAATAATACGGCCATTAGTTTGATCTATTGTGACGCCTGTTGGCACACGCACCTTGACGCCACGAATGCGATAGGCGCGACTTGGTAATGAGCTAAATTGTTGCGCATCAAATTTAATTGCAACAATTGCGCTATTAGGATATGTAAGCTTTTGATATGTAATCTCTTGGTAATATGTCCACTGGAATGCATTTACTAAGGTAGCTGGGTCAGCACTGTCGGCTGTCAGTCTTGTAATCTTTACAGCTACCGAACCAGTCCAACCGGTAGTAAAATCAACCCTATAATCACGCTGATAAGAATCAGCAGTACGGCCACTAACCGTCTCAGTCGCTACAGTAGTATATGCGCCACCATTATACGAAAGCGCAATTGTAAATGAAAAACTAGCGCCTAATATATCACCCTGCGTGTTAAATTCTTGCAATGCTGGTACTGTAATAGTAATAACAACACCGTTAACATTTACATCAGTTATTGTTCTTATAACTGGTGTTGCCTGCTCTACTGTTGAGTTAACGGTAACCGGTTCGCTAATATCGCCATAACCCTGAATATATGTTTGCGCTTGTGTGCCATAGCGCGGTTCAATGGTTACATTCTGGAAACTATAATCAACTGGTTGTACATTATTTAAATTAGCACTAGCCCTTAAAATAGGTGTTTTATTAAGATAAATATCCTTCAAAGCCGCAATATTATATGCAGTAGTGCCCTTGGTTAAACCAGCCGCTGATGGGAAACCTTCAATTTCGCCTTCACTAAGCAAATCTAAAAATGTTGCATATTGTGTGCTAGCTAAACTATCTGCTGTGCGTGTCGGTGTGCGTGGTCTATTGGCTTCAGCCTGTGCTTGCGCTTGATCTTGTTGTTTTAGTAATGATACATAAGTTGCTTGGTCTGAACCCTTTAGGTTCATCGCCAGCGTTATCTCAGCGGCTGAAGGCATTACACTACCTCCAATGTCGAAACATTAGCTGATATAACAACCGAGCCAACAACCGTCTCACCATAAATAATAGGTACTGGTGTACCTTGCACTGATGTGTTTTGGATGCCGCTAAAACTATAAGATTTTTGTGGATCCATTTCTGTTTCACGCATTGTTTGCGCTGTATAAGTTGGTGAATAACCACTCATCGCTGATGGTGGCGCTATCCGCGGCACTGGTGTAAGCATCTGTGATACACCACTTAAGGCAAGGCCAGCGCCTATAACCCCAATTGACGTAACTGTTGCGCCAGCAAGGCCAAAACCTAATCCAGGAATTAATATTGCCGCTGCGACAATAGCAATGCCAGCAATAATTTTACCCACACCACCACCAGCTCCTGCGACAACAGGAATAATGCGAATAATATTTCTTCCTACCGGATGGGTTAGTTCTTCCTCGCCAATGTTATAAGTCCCAATCAGCACCCGATAATTATGCTGCACCATATGCGCTTCTAAGCCAGCAAAATTCACCAGCAGGTAACGCATCGCTTCTGCCGCATCACGGGCTTCAGCCATAAATGACCGCACACCCATGAACTTAGCCAATTCACCATAAACACGAATTTCGCGTAGCATCACCAGCCATCTCCTGCTACCAGCTTACTCGCATCGGCATGACGTAACCTGCGCCCGGTTAACCCTGGCCTGCAATGGTCCCTAACACTTAGCTGGTCGCGCAAATGATGCAGCATCATGCCATTACCTATAAATACACCAACATGGTTCAATTGTTGGTCGCCGATCCGCATCAATAATGCATCACCAGGTTGCAGCAATACATCATCAGCTAATTCATAAAATCCAGCCGTTTCCCATAAGCCATCAAATAATGGTTGCGCTTCAAATTCTTCTAGTGATGGCCGATCCCAATCTGGTAGCAACAAGCCATGCAACGCATACCAGTCACGCACTAACGTCCAGCAATCGCTGATCGCCCATACCCATTGCCTACCGATCAATGGGATGCATTTACCCCAGCTACCATCAGCAGGATTAACAATATGCCATGGCAATTGGCTGCGTTCGCAAAATTGACGATCCATGGCGCTAGGGTCCGGTGATTGGTCGGGATGGCTATGTACTATTCCAATAATATCTGCTTCATCTTCAGCTTTTGCCCAGTCGCCCGGATGGATAATAAAATGATCGGTATCATCCGCAAGATTACAACAAGCGCAATATACCGTATCGCCAGCAACATCAATAAGCAAGCCGCAGGATTCATTCGGTGCCATAAGCTTTGCATGGTCAATAGCTGCATCACGCCATGTCATTGCGCAAATAAACCAACGCCAGGGAATGACCCAAATGGTAATTGCGCATTAACGCCAAATCTAGTGGCGCAACTGGTTAACCGCTTGCCGCATACATCAGAAGCAGCAGAACCAACTGGATTATCATTAGCGTCATAATATGTAGTTGCTGTATAACTGCATTCAGTTGATCGGTATACCCATTGACATAAGTTAGCAATACATTGACGTTTAGGTGCTCGCACACCAACTAAATCAAATGCTGCCGCTAATTCCCATTCTACGAATTCACGCGATTCTGTTACCTTGCGATCTAGGTAATAAATCTCTCTAGGAAATTCAGCGGTAGGATCAGCACCAGCATTGCCTGCTGTAAAATTAGCAGCATCAAGATAACGCGCTAATGTACGTATCCTAATAAATTTAGCACCATTTAAATCATTACCGGCATTTGTTTCATTTACCGCTAATAATATACTGGTCACATACCGCAATATATTGCTTACACGTAGTGTTGGCCGTGGCAGTTGACCATTACCGTTATAATCAAAACCTGTAGCTTCAACCGGAAATGCAATATAAGTATTCCCAGCCCATACAATATTGCCATTATTTACTTCATTAGTGCCAGCATGAAATCTAAATACCGTATTAGAGCCATGGATAGCAGTAACAAGATGAATCTCAAACAGTTCAATAATTGCTGATGGCGCTGGTTTTTGCAGCTCGGATACTGGTACGCTCATGGTTCAAACACCTGTTTAAATGTGACATTAATAGTGCTACGCTGAAAATCAAATAATTCGCGGGTCCAGCTTGGACATACCCATTTATATGATGTACTACTGTCTGGGGGTGTCCAATCAAAATTTGCCGCATCAGCAGCACGGGCGTCAAGGAATGCTTCGATTATATTAGCGTCACTATCTTTAACATTAAACGATAAAGACCACTCTTTTGGATTTTGATTTAACCCAAATGCAACTCGTTTTTGGTATCCATCACCAAATTGAACTGTTGTGATACGGGGATCGGATTTTTTACTAGCCGAGTATGTCGGTTTGTAAGATGGGAAAGTAGCCATTAGGTTAGCAAGCCTCCTGGGCGTCTTTGTTTGATTAACTCTTGCTGAACTGCGGTAGATATGACACGACCAAGCTGTCTGCCCGTTTGATCATTGCCTTCAACGCTGGTCCCTTTGGCGTCTACATTGACAACCACACTCATATTATCACCACCGCCACCTAGCTTATGGTTTGGAATAATAGTACCAGCACTAGATGGTATGAACAACTCAGGGCCTTTCTCGCCGACCATGTAGGTGCTGTTGCTGCTTACTGGGCCGCCAGCAGCTCTTAATCCATCAAGGTTGACGTATTTAAACATATCTGTCTGCGGAAGCGTCCCATTAGGAACAGCAGGAGGAGCAGCACCACCGCCAAATAATCCGGCTAGTGCTTTTGCAGCTGCAATTGCCGTGTAAGTAGCAATCATTTTTGCAGCTTCCTGCATCAAAATGTCGCCTACAGTTTTAAGGAAATCAGCGAATACTTGTTGCGCTGTTGTTGTGCCTTCGATTAAACCTTGAACGCCTTTTGTTAATGAATTGCCAACAGCATCGCCAATACCTTGCGATACGCGAACAGCTACAGATTCAAGGTCTTTTAGTTGTGTTTGAGCAGATCCAATGAATTGCTGTATTGGTGATGATGCAGCGGCGGTGGCTGCTGTATATGTTTGAATTGCAACCGCAGCGGCTTCTGCTGCCGTTTTTATTCCGTCAGTAGCATCCGCATATTGGGCTTGCGTCATGGTGCCAGTAGCTAATAGTTCGTTAAAAGGTTGCAACCTGTCATTTAATTGTTGCCTTACTTCTAATAATTTCAATTCACCTTCTATCAGTTCAGGCTTAACGCCTTCCATCTGTAAACGATTGCGCAGTGTAAATGCTTCTGTTTGATGTACTAATTGCGCAGTTTGCTCCCTAAATGCGGACGTGCTTTTTAGTATAAATCCTGTTAAATCTACCGCTGTGAATGATTTCGCTTGCGATTTAATTAGTGCAAGCTGTTGCGTTAAACCTTGAATTTCTGCTTTTGTTTGATCTACATTTTCGCCAGGTACGCCGCTTACTCCGCCTCCCATTGCTGCATTTGGTCTTACAAAATATCCACCTTTAAATGAATTGAGATCAGGATAATTACCTGCTTTTAAGCCTCTGCTTTTAGATTGATGAAATACGTTTTGACCGCCAGTATAGACACCGACGTGCGGGGTATCGCCCGGCCTGCCAGTTGCGAGTATATCTCCAGGTTTAATTTTATTAAAATCAGTCATTACAGTGCCAGCTTTGCGTACCGTATCAGCCCACGCAGTAACGCCAGGCAAAGTAATGCCAAGCGAGCCATAAAATGCTTTTACTGATTCTGAGCACATATTTGCAACCCCAGTAAATTTACTGGCTGCTTGAGTTGCTGCATTAAGTTGGCTAGTGCTAAATTCGCCGCCGCCTCCACCAGCAACGGTAGTAGATTGCACTTGATTCATTCTTGTGCCTGATTGCAATCTTTGCTGCGCTTCTTTGATTTTGTTTTCTAATTCTTTAATCTGTGTATCAAATGCCGCTGAGCCTAATACTGCTGACTGTATTATGCCTGCTTGTTCTCTGGCTACGCCAGTAAATTTATTTACAAAGTTATCAAGTTGTTTTTCTTGCAATTGGCGTTGCAGGTCATAACGTAATTTATCAAGATCAACTTGATTTTTAAATACTTGATTATCAATTTGGATTTGATATTGTGCTGAATCCATAGCTAATTGCTTAGCCAATTTTGCTGCTTTTTCGGCTTCACGTGCCGCTTTATCTTTGCTGCCTTTTTCTTCAAGTAATTGTGGAACTGTTAATTTTACATCTTCTTTTGCTGCTTTTGGTAAATTTAATTCTTTAAGTCGGCCCTCTAGATAAGTTGCTTTTTTAGTTAATTCTGTTAATTCTGCTTTCATTATTGGTAAGACTGGTGCGCTAGGAATAATTACGTTATCATCAATACCTTTAACTTCTAGTCCTTTAGACATGCCAATCCCAGCTTTTTCAGCGGCTTTAATTTCTGTTGTAAGTTTTTTTACTTCGGCTCTAGTATTAAAAAGTTCATTATTAGCTGTTTTTTTGTCAGGCCCAGCCATTGCCTCATTGATTTTATCAATAACAGTAATGCTAAGATTTAATATTCTTTTTAACGTAGGTTCAAGGACTTTTCCTATTTTTTTAGCTAACATTTCTATGTTATCTATCAATGTACTAAATTTGCCGCCAAGTGTATCGCTTTGCGCAATAGCGCCATTTGCGTATTTGCCTCCTTTTTCGGTAAGCCTGTTAATTGCAACTTCAACAGCTTCTGCGCTTATACGCCCTTTTTCTAATGCTTTTCGTAATTCCTCCCCTGATAACCCATACATCTTTTGCAGTTCACCCTGCAATGCAACGCCGCGTTCTTGGAACTGCAACAGCTCCTCGCCTTGCAGTCGACCTTTAGCTTGCACCTGGCCGTAGGCTGTAACTAACCCTTGCAGCTCAGCGCCTGTAGCACCAGAAACATCAGCTAATCGTCTTGTAGTTTGAACTACTTTGTCGGTTTCAACGCCAAACGCTTGCAGTCGTTTAGCTGAATCAATTAATTCGCTTGATGTAAATGGCGTTACAGCACCAAGTTGCTGCAATTCTTGAATAATTTGTTTTGCTTTTGTTGCGCTGCCTGTAAGAACTTCTAAACTACGTGTTTGGCTTTCAAGTTCAGCAGTCTTTACAAATACAAATTTAACAGCTTGTATTGCGCCAAGTGCAATAGCTAATTTGCCAACCGTTTTAAATAAACCAGATACAGCATTATCAGTTGCCTTTACTCCCTGCTGAAACTGCCGTAGCGATTGCTGTGCGCCACTGCTGTCAAGATTAATGGCAACATTAGCGAGAACCGACACAGCTAGCCACCTACTACTAAATCCATTCTAGCGTCGCCGTCGCATCGCAGCTTCTTGCTCGTCATTGCTTAATTCAAAATAAGCTGACCACAGAAGCAATTCTTCCATAGTCAGCTCTGAATTTAATTTAGCTAACGTATAGCCTAATTCTTTAGCTACACCAAGCTGGAGCCTAAGCAGGTTATCCTTTTTAAGCTCCGCCTTTATTTTTTTGTATCAACCTCTTCCTTGATATCCTCGCTGATAACAGCAAGCAT